TCAGTCGCGGCTCTTCGGGGTCGCGGTTTTGCTGCGCGGTAAAAACGCGGTAAACGCGCCGGGGGTGCGGTGTTCGATGTCGTCGATGATCGCCTCGGTCGCGGACAGCGCGAGGCCCAGATTTGCGGGGTCGGGCAGGGCGTAAAGGTCGGAAATGCTGGCCTTGTGATGGCCGAGCATGATCTCGCCCTGGCGCCAGCGTTCCTCGCCGATGCGTTTGCGCGCCAGGTGCGACACCGATCGTCGGAGCAGCTTCTCGCCGGTCTCGCCGCGGCGATAGATCCCGAGCTCTTCGATCATTGCCAGCCAGGCTTTGCGAATCGAGCCAACCTCCACATAGAAACCCTCGGTCGCGTCGAGATCGTCGCGCCATTGCCGCGCGACGGGAATCGTCGCGCGGTATTTCTTGGTCTGTCGCCGGCCGTGCGGGTTGAGCGCGAGGACGTTCGCCTCGGGAAACCACTGGCGGCGCTTTGGATCGGTCGAGATATCGTAGAGCGCGTCGGGCCGCGCCCAGGTGGCGACGCCGGCGCGCAAATAGCGGGCGAGATTCGCGCGCTCGGGCCGGGCGATGGCGTAGCGGAACAGCGAGGCGAGCTGCGCGATCGTCAGGCGCAACGTCGGCGACGCGTTGACCTCGGTCGACGGGATCGCCTTGAACCGCGCCGCCTCTCCCGGAAGAGCGTTGATCGCAGCGGCGAGCTGCGCAACGCTGGCCTCGATCGTCGACAGCGAGCGTTCGCGCTCAACGCCGGTGGGCGAGACGATCGGAACGCGCGCGTACCATTTGCGGAATCCCTCGACCCATTCCTCGTCGATCGAGCGGCAGAGAATCGCGGGATCGGTCCCGGCGACGTAGTCGATGACGGCGTCGAGGCGCGAGCAGATCGCGCCATAGGATGCCTTGTGCGTGCAGGTGACGCGATAGTCGGCGATCGCCTCGGTTACGAGCGTGCCGAGCCTTGGCGGGGCGGCGCCCCGGCTTTGGAGGTAGAGGCGGTCGAGCGCTTCGCTGGCTTCCCCCTCATCCGGCGAGCCCGCGCTAATGCTGCGCTCACGACTTCGGGCGGTATCGTACCAGGTGATGACGAGGTTGACGCGTCCGGGTCGCCGGTCGAGGCGATATCCTCCCCGGCTGTAGATTGGCGGCGCTCTCTTCGTTCCTGGCATTGCTTGCGGCGAATCTCGTCTGCTGCGTCGGCGAGCAAGCGTCCTACGCCGATTTCCATGAGCAGGTCCAGATCGGCGGCGGTGAGGTTCATCCCGCGGCCGGTGTCGACGCGCTTGAAGAATTTGCGCTCGAGTACGGGCAGGGCGGTCATGCGAACGCCGCCATCGACAGGTCGCGGGTGACGCGCAAATGGGTCCACAGGCGGTGGAGGTTGCGCGAGCGGTCACGCAGCGCGGCGTCGGCGGGCGCGGCCTCGTGCCGGTCGAGCGCGGCGTCGTTGGCCAGCGATACCTCGGCGCGCATCGCCTCGATCGTGACCGCGGCGATGCCGCCCGGCTCGCCGACCTGCGCGACGTGGAAGGCGATCGCGCGCCAGATGGTGAGGCGTCGCGATATCTCAGCGTCGACCGGCTGCGGCAGGCGGGCGACGCTGTGCGCGCGGCGGCGATATTCGCCCGCGGCGATATCGGCGATGGTCATGCGCGCCTCGGCATGGCGTCGTGGGTGCGCCCGTCGAGCAGGCGGCCGGCGGCTTTCTTGCCGACGCGGCGCATGACGACGAAGCGGTCGCCATGAAAGCCGCGCCCGCCCTCGATATTCAGCCAGCGTGACTTGCCGCGGTCGACGTAATCGTTGGAATAATCGGCGCGCCAGTCGGGGTCGTCCCTCTCGCGATCGAGCGAAAGTTCCCAATCGCCCCATTGCTTGAAGAAAAACGGGACGTCGGCGGCGGCGCACTGGTCGCGCAGCGCGCGGGCCCAGTCGGGGTGCATGGGCCGCGCGCCGGGGCCGCTTTCGCCGCCTGCGACGATCCAGTCGATCGCTGGCTCGCCCACTATACCGGTCCAATCGCATGATGAGCAGCACTCTTGCTGCCCGGTCTCGGGATCTACCGGCGGCTGCGATCCCTCCATCTCCCAGTTTGGACACTCGACATCGCGGAACATGAGGCCCGACAGATCGACCGGCCCGAGCAGCGGTTCGCACGACAGCCAGCGGACGGCGGCGGGCGTGGCGAGAAGGTGCGGGATCCGCTCGTCGGCGCGCGCCTGGTCCTCGACGCTGGTGCCGAGCCAGACGTTGCTCGGCGGCAGCACTTCGCAATTGAACGGGTGATAGCCGAGTGTCCCGTCACCTAGAGGAGCTTGCACCGGTTTCCCGGCTTTGCGCCGTGACAAATATTCGCACATCCGCTCGGGGCGCTTGGTCAGCAGCTGGAAGACGTGCTGGGGGCACAGCGCCATGACGGCGAACACGCGGTCGATCCATTCGTCGGGGACGTTTTCGTGGAACAGGTCGCCATGCGCGCAGACGAAGATCATGCGCGGGCGCTTCCAGCGCAGCGGGTCAGACAGCACCTTGTCGTTGAAGCGGACCTCTCCGGTCCAGACGGGACCAGCCTTCGTGTCCTGCGTCAGCCCGGCGCGCGAGGGGTGGTTCTTGAGCCGCGTTCCCGCCAGCTTCATCGCGTAGCAGTTGGTGCAGCCGGGCGATGTGACCGAGCATCCGTTGACGACGTTCCACGTTGCGTCGGTCCATTCGATCTTTGTGCCGTCGCTCATGCGGATTTCCTTTCTTCTTCCTCGCCCAAAGCAATGCTTTGGGCGACAGCCCGATCGATGCGCGCTACGGCGGCGAAGCCGGCGGCGATGGCGTTGATGTGTTTCATGCGGCAGCGCGCGATGCGCGCGGGATCCTCTCCGCCCGACAGGTCGAGCGCGTCGCCGGCGTAGGCGTATGCGACCTTTGCCAGCGCGTCGGCGGGGGCGGCATCATCGCGCGCGGCGGTGTGGCCGTGGCGGGTGACCTGGTCGATGCGTTTGGCGACGATTTCGGGGATCAGGTCGGCGACGTGCGCGAGCAGCGCGGCGAGCTCGCCCGCTTCGCCCAGGTCGAAGCGGCCCGCGCCCGCGAGCGGTGCGCGATCGGGCGCAAGGTCGATGCGGGCGGGGGCGGTCATGGGGTTGCCCCATCATTGCGCGATTTCGCTGCCCTCGCGCGGTGCTCGAGCCTGGCGATCTTCATGATCAGCGGCTTGAGCTCGGCGGGTGCATCATCGTAATTGCGGCCGAACCGACCGTTGAGGCGGGGCAGCATGCCGCGAGGGATGGCCTCCCAGTTCGTTGGATCGGTGTTCGCCTTGTCGCCATCGAGGCACTTGAGGACCATGCCGTCGGGCACGGGGCCGTTCGCCCGTTCCCACAGCCAGCGGTGCTTGTGGACGTAGCGGCGCTCGTAACCGGCGTGCGGGTTCGTTTCGGCGACGCTGATCTCGACATAGCCGTCCTTCGACAGGCGTTCGTGGCCGAGATACTTGACGTTCGCGGGCAGGTGTCCGGGCTTGAAGCGGGTCGCCGCGCTGTTCGGGTGATAGGGCATCGGCTTGCCCTTGTTCGCCGGGATATGTCCGGGGTCGAAGCGCCCGTCGCGACCGGTCGCCCAGCCCTTGCGCGTGCACAGTGCCTTGACGTGATCGACGGTAATGTCGTCGCGACCAAAGCGCCTGACGAACTTGCGATGAAGGGCGCGCCGGGCGAGCGCGCAGTGCGCTTCGATCCAGGCGAGCTCGTCGGCGGTGTAGAGGATGCGCTGGCCCTTCATGACGCGGCCTGGTTGCCGATCATGGTCAGCTGCGGTTTGAAGCGGTCACCATGGTCGGCGAGGATTTTCACGGCCTTGAGCTGCAGCGCTGCGCCACCAATGATCTTGTCGGCGACGTCGACGATCGCGTCGGCGCGTTTCGACTCGATCTCGATCTGCTCGGCGGTCAGGTCCTCGTCGGACAGTCGTTCGATCTGGGCGAACAGGTGGTCGTTGAGGTCGGTGAGCTTGTTTTTCATCTTGTGGCCTCGATTGCGGTGTGGAGCCGGGTCGCCATGCTCTCGAGCATCGCGGCGCGGGTTTCCTCGACGAGCAGACGGTCGATTTCGGCGACGCCGGCGGGAGTGATGGCGAGGTCGGCGGCGCGGGCGCGCGCGGCGATGCGTTCGTGGAGCGAGGAAGCGGCGGCAGGCATTGGCGGTCCCTTCAAATGCTGGCGTTGTCGACGACCATCGCGAGGACGATCAGGGCGATGACGAGGGCGGTGAGCGCGAGGTCGCGGGCGCGGATCGGGCGCGGATCTTCGCAGCGGCGCGGCTGGGGCAGTTGGGCGTCGATGTCTTCGATCGACCAGTCGTTCTTCGACCAGTCCCTCACGATGCGAGCCAGTCGATGAGGGCGAGCGTGGAGCCGCAGACCATGACGATCGCGGCGACGATGACGGAGAATGCCTGCAGGTCGAGCAGAGCTTCGTTGATCGCGGTGTGGCGATAGGTGCGCGCGCGTTCGGTGGCGACGGCGCGGCGCGAGCGGGCGAGGGCGATGCTGCGTTCGCCGGCGATGAAGGCGGCGGGGGGCGGGCGCATCATGCCGCGCTCGCGGTCGGGCAGCGACGGTCGATGGCGCGATCACGCGTGGCGGGGAGCAGGTCGGCGAGTGCGACGGTGCGGTTGACGCTGGCAGCGTCGGCGCGGCGTGCGCCGGGGAGCGGATCGCCGACGAGGACGGTCGCGCCGTCCTGCGCGCGGATGATGCGGATGCCGGGGCCGGTGTCGAAGGTGCCGTCGGCGCCGCGCTCTATCGCGTAGCTGCCGGGATGGGGGAAACTGGCATCGGTCTTGAGCATGGAATCGCCTTTCGCTGATCGAATGGCGAATGATTAGGGGTATCTATCCCCCTATGTCAAGGGGGACATTTACCCAGTGTCAATGGTCGGTGCAGCGACCGGGCAGCGCCTTTGCGATTGACAAACACGGTCGCTCGGGCTGTCTTCGGAAGGAACAACTGGAGGGGAACACAATGAAAAACGCAATTTGGACGGCTTTCGCCGCAGTTATGCTTGCGGGGTGCGCGAATAGCGCTCTGATGGTCGAGGAACCGAACACCACCAGCTATCGAACCCAGTCGGCGACGGTCGAGTATGACAAGTCGACGGTGGCCGTCGACGCGGAAAACATCACGTACACGCAGCGTAAGATGGAAGAGGCGTTCTTCGGGGGCGACACGCCCCTGTTCGCGCGCGGCGACGGGATGACGGTTCGCTATCGCTATATCGGATTCGAGGAAGGCAGCCAGGTCGGGCGGTACCTTACGGCGGGGATCGCCGGCGGGTCGAAGATCGTGATGGAAGTGGACTTCGTCGGGCCTGACGGTCAGCTGCTGGCGCAAGTCCGGTCGGAAGGATCGGTGAGCGGCGGTTTCTTCGGCGGATCGAACAAGACGGGCATCGACAAGGCGGTCAAAAAGGCAGCGGACTATGCGTCTTCGCAGTTCAAATAGGGGGATGGCCTGCATTGCCGCTCTTGCCTTGAGTCTGGCGGCATGCGGGGTGCCCGAGGTGCCCGAAAGCAGCGATCAACAATCCGGGCCCGCGGCGGCGGAGCCTGCGTCGCTGTTCGCGAAGGCCAATGCGCGAGCGAGCGCGGATCCGCAACAGACCCTCATGCGCTATTGCATGGACAGGATCAGTTACTGGCGCGATCGCGGGATTGTCGAGCATGGCGGCGCGCGACCAGGCGTATCGCGATCGAACTGGCGCGGTCTGGACGACGAGGGAAGGCGCGACATCCTCGAGACGGCGGCGTGTATTCAGGCGAGCGGCCTGCCGGGCCCGGCACCGGGCGTGGTGGTTGTCGCCGGATTTCCCGACGTGGTCCAGGAAGAGGCCGTCATCGAGGTCGCTTACGAATAATCGGACGGATCACCCGCCGAACAGGTCCACCGCGGGCATGATGCGATGCATCCGCGCGATGCGAGTGCGGGCAACGCGAAAGATGCGGGCGGGATTGAACTGCTCGAGCTCGACGAAATTGCCGGTGATGCGGACCAGTCGCTTGACGAGGACGGTGACGACATCGTCGTCGGTCCCGTTGTTCAGCTGGACGACGACATAGTCGGCAGGTCGGACGGGCCGGTGCGGATCGACGATGCCCATGTCGCCACGTTCAAAGCGGGGCTCCATCGAATCTCCCATGAAGTAGATTGCATAAGCCTCTCGGACGCCCTGAAGCGCAGGCGGGCGTGAGACCATGCGGATAACGTGGGTTGGTTCGAAGAGAGTCGTCTCGATCTCTACATCGCCGTTCGAATTGCTGGGGAAGGTCGCGCCGCCACAATGGCCGGTGCCGAGGATCGGTAGATCCTGCCCGGGCCAGTCGCTGCCGAAATGGCGGTGCACGTCGCGTAGATCGACCTCCGATCGAACCATCTCGCGAACTTCTGTCTTTCCGAGAAGCCAGTCGGCCGAAACGTTCAGGTGCTTCGCGATCGCCTCCATGCGCTCGATGCGAGGCATGCCTTTACGCTTCACAAGGTTTGCGATCGCCTTGCTGTCGCTGCCATCGGTAATCTGCATCGACAGCCAATAGGCGGTCTTACCCATTTCATCGAGACGCTCACCGATGCGTTTGGCCAGTATTTCCGCGCGTTTGGACATGGGGGCATTATCCCCATTGCCGATGATTTCACCAGAGGGTAGCAATCCCCTTGACGACGGGGGACAAAGACCCCTAAAAGTCAGTCGACGAGTAGGGAGTGCGTTCATTGGACCTGAAATCTCGATTGTTGCGCTGCGCCGACCTTTGGGCGCAGGAAACGGGGGATCCCGTGAGCCGAGCGGCGAAGATTGTCGCCAACCATGGAGGCTTTTTCGACCGCCTCGCCGGAGAGGGCGCATCTTGCACGACCAAGATGCTCGAAAAGTTCGCGCGCTTCCTCGTCGATCCGGCGAACTGGCCGGGTCCGGTGCCGCAGGAGGTGTGCGATTTCGCCCATGCTGTCGGGGTTAGCGCGCCGACAGCAACCGCGTCATCGGGAAAGCGCGAGGCGATTTCCCCGGCCGATCATGCGCAGGTGACGGCATGAGCGTGTCGCGGACGCTGTTCCACCGGCTGTGCGCGGCAACGCGCGAGATGCAGCGCGGGGTCGGCGGGATCGAGGCGGCAGCGGAGATCACGGGAAAGTCGAAATCGCAGCATGGCCGGTTCCAGTCGCCGCACGATTCCGACCTGCCGACGGTCGGCGATATCGCGATGATCGAGGATATTTCGCGCGGCGATCCCGCGCATCCTGCGGTGACGCGGCTGCTGTGCCAGCTGGCGGGCGGGGTGTTCGTGCCGCTGCCGGCGCATGATGGCGACCTTCCAGGGCTGGCCGATTCGGTCGTCAGCCTGTCGTGCGAGCTGGGCGATGTCGCCAACGCGATCCGCGCGGGGCTGGCCGACGACCAGGTGTTGAGCGCGGTCGAGGCGGGCAAGGTGCGGCGCGAGCTCGACGACCTGATGCGGTGCTGTGCGGCGCTGGGGCAATTGCTCGACGCGCGGATCGCCGAGGGCGGACGATGAACGGCGTGGCGCAGCGCGGACCTATCATAGTGGACGAGGTGCCGACGATTTCGATCGGGCCGCTGTCGATGGCGATCGAGGCAGGGGCGCTCGAGGCGTGGTGCGCGGCGGCGCAGGCTGGCGACGTGCTGGTCTATGCGCACGGGCCGGTGCTGCCGCGGACCGCTGCGGTCGTGACGCTGGCGCGCGAATATGCCGATGCGGGACTGGTCACGCTTTCGTCGCAGAGAGTGGCGAAGGGTTTCGAGTGGAATGCGGTGCGGAGCAGGGTGCGCGCGGTCCGCGATATCAGCGACCGCCGGGCCGAAGACGCACTTGCGGCGCTGTCGCCGCCCGAAGAGGGATCGGTCGACGACATCATCCTGCGCGCGCTGAAGCGTGCGGCGAATTTCAACGCACCGTGCCCATCGAATGCCGATCTGGCGCGGCTGGCGCGGCTCGATACGCCAGTGGCAGCGAGCGACGTGATCAAGCGGCTGAAGAAGCGCGGCGCGATCACGGTGCTGGTGCCGGCGATGGGCGGTCGGGTCGTGACGATCGCGGCGACGGGCAAGCGGACGGCGCAGGGATCGACGCAGCGGGGGTCGGCATGAAGTCCGGCACCAAATTGTTCATTCCGTCATCGCCGTTTCGCGGCGGGTTGGCGGCATTATCCGGGCGCGGGCAACCCACCCTCCTGCGACCGGTAGCGGGGGCGGGGGCGGAACATCCCCCCGTCCTGGACCCCGTCCCCGCGACCCTTTCACGAAAGGCGGCGCGATGAGCAAGGCTCCCGACCTGGCCGACCGGATCGTCGCGACATTGCGCGAGGCCAAGGCCGACGAGACGGCCGACCGGCGTACGCTGGCGAAGGCGCTGGGCGTGACGCTGAAGGATTTCGACGCGGCAGTGCGATCGCTGCGCTGGGCGGGGAAGGTCGAGATGGACGCGATCAGGCTTTCGCCGTCGATGCGTGCCGGGGGTTGCTCTCCTGCCCCGCGCGCAACTGGAGCGGCGGCGACGGCGGGTGGCGGTGCAGGGTCCGATGGCCCGGCCACGCCATCCGCCAAGCGGCGACGGCCAGCGCGCGACCTGGCGAGCGTCGGCGAGACGATCATCGCGACGGTGAAGGCGCGGGCGAAGCGCGGGCTGGCGATGCCGAACGATGTCGCGCTGGGAAAGACGTGCGGCGTCTCGTTCTCGACAGTGCGCGACGCGATCGCGCGGATGGAGGGGCGCGGCGAGATGATCGTCGAGCGCCAGCCGCGCGGGCGCAAGGTGCGGATCGCGGCGTGCGGGGCGGAATTGCGGTCGGTGCGCTGGGTCGACGGGCGCGCGGGATCGCCCGAGCGCGAAGCCGCGGCCTATTCGGACCCGTTGCTCGCGGCGCGGGTCAAGGCGTGGCGCGCGCGCACCGGCTGGTCGCAGGAATCGTTCGTCCGCGCGCTGGCGCTGGCGGGCAACCGGCAGGGCGGGCAATCGCTCGAATCGCTGAGGCGGTTCGAGGCGACGGGCCGCGTGTTCGACCGAGGGTTCGGGCGTCGGCTGGAGCAGTTCATCGAGCAATATGCCGAGCCGGGCCCGTTCGCGGACTGGCAGGCGGCGCTGGCGCGCAGTGCGGTGGATGCAAAACAGGGCGAGGTCGCGGCGATCACCGAGCGGGTGGCGCGCGACCAGGCCGGGCGGCGCGAGCGTGTCCGCGGGCAACACATGGACGGACGGCGGGCGGACATGATCCGGGCGCCGCACGAACCGGTCGATCGCGCCGACGAGGCGGCGGTCGCGGTGGCGCGGGCGAGCGGCCAGTCGCTGTCGTTCAGGATCCAGGCAGAATGCATGGAAAATGCGGCCGACCTGCGCCGCGCGCTGCAGCAGCGCTGGGACGGGGTGTGGCGGCGCGCCTGTGCGGGCGCGGCCAAGGCGGGGGTCAGCCCGCTGCAATACGCAGTGTCGCTGATCGAGATGGGTCTCGATTGCGCGGCCGAGGATCTTGCGGAGGAAGCGATATGAAACTTGCCGGTCGATTGAACGAGATGCTCTGGACGCGGTGTTCGCGGCTGCGCGCATCGCGCGCGCCGGATTTCGTGATCGGGAACGACTATCTCCGTCGCTGGTGGGTTATCCCGCGCAACCGGCTGTTCAACATCTATCATCACGACGTGCTGCATAGCGACGAGGATCGCGCGTTGCACGATCATCCCTGGTGGAACGTCTCGATCGTCCTTGCCGGCGGTTATTTCGAGCATGTGATCGAGGCAGGCGGGATCAACCGCAAGGTCTGGCGCGGTCCCGGATCGATCGTCTTTCGCAGGGCGAAGGCGGCGCACCGGCTCGAGCTGCCGTTCGAAGGCGCCCGGGCGTTCACGCTGTTCATCACCGGACCGCGTATTCGCCAATGGGGCTTTCATTGCGCGCAGGCGGGTTGGCGCCACTGGAAGGACTTCACCAACGCCGACGACTACGGCCAGATCGGTCGCGGGTGCGGCGAATGAGCGATGCTGCTGACATCATTGCCTTGGTCACGCCGTTGCTGAACGAAGAACAGAAAGCCGCGATATCGGACCTGTTCGAAGCGTTCGACGAAGCGATGGCCGAGGAACGGCAGGCCGAGCGGTTCGGCGTTGCGCTGGCGATGGCACCGATCCTCGACCGGTCGAAGGTGTCGTTCTTTGCCGATCATGTCGGGCCGGGCGACCGGATCGGCGCGGCCGAGGCGCGCGACTTCTTTCGCCGGGTCGAGGCGCGGGTCGAGGCGGTCTGCGCTGGGCTGCACCGGATCGAGGCGAGCGAATGACGCGCGACCTGTTCCAGCTTTGTTCTTTTGCCTTGCGCGGGTCGTCGGGGTCGGCGCACAGGTTCGCGCATGGCGAAATCCGAATCGATCCTGCCCGACTGGGCGACGACGCTCGACGGGCTGATCGCGCGCGGCTCGACGGTGCGTGTCAGCTGCGACACGTGCGATGCTTGGGTCGATATCGACCTGGTCACGCTGCGCAGTCGGACGAGCGGGACATATTCGCTGGTCGACCGGCGTCCGCCATGCCGGATCACCGAGGGGTGCGCGGGACACAACCGCTTCCTGTTCGACGGTCGCGGGCGAATGGAGCTGCTCGCCAGCCGATAGGCGGTGCGGCGTGAGGTCTTTCGTTCAAAGTGGCACTTTGGCCGAGGATGGCGCTGTTCATCCGCTAGAGCCAGTGCGGATCGGTCGCGCCGAGCTATATTGCGGCGATGCCTATGAGCTGTTGCCAGCATTGGGTCGGTTCGATGCACTGGTGACCGACCCACCTTACGACTTCAAGGCCACTGGGGGGGGCGAGTTTCGCAAAGTGCGAGGCGGCATGGATCAGATCGTTGCCGAAGGATTAGACTGCGGCTTCGACATCAAAATTATCGACCCGCTCCAGTTCTCGTCGGTGATCGTCTTTGCGCACAACGACCAGCTACACCGGCTTCTACCCCATCTTGCCGGAATGTTCCGGCGCTATGCCGTTTGTATCTGGCGCAAATCGAACCCGATGCCGGTCGCAAATAGGCATTACCAGCCCGATCTGGAATTCTATGTTCACGCATGGCTGGAAGGCTTTCACCCGGACGGCGCGATGGTCGAGAAACGGCGTTCGTGGGACGGCAAGGCTGCTCCTCGGAAGGACTTCAACCACCCGACGGTCAAGCCGCTCGACCTGATGCGCAAGATCATAGTGAATACGGCTGGCAACAGCGTATGCGACCCCTTCATGGGTACTGGCACGACGGGGGTCGCGGCGATCGAAAAAGGCCGTCGCTTCGTCGGCATCGAGCATAATCCAAGGCATTTCGAAACTGCTTGCCGACGAATCGAGGCAGCGGCGTGAGCGGTTTAGGCGATCTTTCCCGTGGCGAGGGCCTTGATGGCGTCGTTGAGCTTCTCGACGACCAGGATTCCCCTGCCATTCAGAGGCACGCGACCATCGGGTTGGCGGTTTTCGAACCACCAGCTCGACGTCATGCGCGGAGTCTGACTTTCGTGACCCTCAAGCAGGGCGTGAACATCTGCCAGCGCAAGCAATTCTCCGGGGGTCAGTCGCACCGCGCGTTCGATCATGAATTCGGCGCGCCGCTCTGCGTCGAGAATCGGGTGGACGGGATGACCATTCGGCGCCTCGTGGTCGGGTTCGCGAACCAGGCTACGCAAGAGCATCAGCGCATCGAGAACGGCGGCGCGCTCGTTCAACAACGCCAGTTTCGCTTGCCTGCGATCAAGCGTGAGTACTGCCCAGGCGACGATCGCGCCGCCCGCCACGTTGCCGGCGAAACCAAACCAGTCGCCCCCGTCGATGCCTGCCCGACCGATGGTCAGGACAAAGGCGCCGAGCAGCAATGCTCCCGCTATGAGGCCGCCCAGAAGGCCTTCGCCGATCCCTTTCCATCGCACCATCGTTCAATCCTCCTTGCCACGCGGCGACTTCTTGATGCGCGCGGCAGCGCTGGGGTCGATGAATTCACCGGTACGAGGGTGCCTTGCAGCGCGACTTTTGGCGTTGCCGGCGCGCAGGAAGCGGCCTTCGACGGCGTTCGCCTGGTCGAAGGCCCGCGCGATCTTGCGCTTGGTAATCTCGGCAGGATCGTCGGTCGGAGCAGGTTCGAGCGTCCAGCGCGGTGCATCGAGCGCCTTGGCGATCGCATCGAGCGTCTCGGCGCGGCCGCGACCGGGATCGAGCGCCTCGATCCGCGCAATGCCCGCCTGAGTGAGATCGGTCGCTCCGGCGAGATCGGCCTGGGTCATTTTGCGGTAGCGACGCCATGCAGCGATGGGGTGCCTGCCGCCTCGAATAGCGGCGTCGACTTCGGCGGGGATACCGCCGTCGGCGTCTATCGATGCGCGGCCGGCGTATGCGGCAGCGAGATCAGCGGCGTCTTCGGCGGCATCGAGCAGTGCCTGATATTCGGCGAGCGGGATGGTCACGTTGCCGTTGGCGTCGGGGGCGACCTTGCGGTCGAGCAGGGCGGCGATGTCGCCTTTGGTATCAATGGTCATAGTCAGTCTCCGGTCGTGGTGGGAAGTGTAGGACGGTCGTATCGTGGGTCAGTAAACCGACCCCCTTGCCCCGATGGCGGTAATGGAGAGCGTCATCCCGTCGTCGTCATAAATGACCCGCCAGTCGCCGACGCGAAGCCGGAAGGCGGTGGTCCCTTGAAGCCGCGTCACGTTGTTCGCGAGGCTGCCATCATCGAGAGCCAGCTGCTTAATCTTATCGTCTATCTTCTCCGCTTCATTGGCGGGGATTTTGGCGAGCGCCTTGCTGGCGGCTTTCGAGAGAATGACTGTTTTCATGCTCCGATTATAACGAAATACAACAGGTGCGTCAATATTAAAACAACGGAATACAACAAGTATTTCGCGCTGTTGAAGGGGGGTATGGCGCCATGACGATTCCGCAGAGTTTTCTGGAGGAAATTCGCGCGCGGACGGTGCTTTCGGGGCTGGTTTCGGCGCGGGTCAAGATCGTGCGCAAGGGGCGCGAGTTCGAGGGGCTGTGCCCGTTCCACTCCGAAAAGACTCCGAGCTTCACGGTCAGCGACGAAAAGGGCTTCTATCACTGTTTCGGGTGCGGCGCGCATGGCGACGCGATCCGGTGGCTGACCGATGCGGGCGGGATGGGGTTCATCGACGCGGTGCGCCAGCTGTCCGAGGCTGCGGGGCTGACGATGCCAGAGCGATCGCCGGAGGCGGCGAAGCGCGAGGAGCGGCGGGCGGGATTGCTGCCGCTGCTCGAGGCGGCGCAGGCGTTTTATGCGGGGCAATTGGAGGCGTGCGGCGCGGCGCGCGAATATCTGGCGGAACGCGGCTGGGACGGGAAGGCGTGCGCGACATACGGCATCGGCTGGGCACCCGGCCGATCGCTGTCGGTGCGATCGGCGTTGGCGGGGGCCGACGAGGCAGAACTGCGTGCGGCAGGGCTGATCGCTGGCGAAAAAAACGAGGATTTCCTGTGGCAGCGGATCACTATCCCGGTGCGCGATGGGCGCGGACGGGTGATCGGCTTCGCCGCGCGGAGCGTGGAAAACCCTTCGACAGGCCCAGGGCGAGCGGGAAGTGGGGTGGCGGGTCCGAAATACGTCAACTCGCCCGACGGACCGGTGTTCGACAAGGGGCGGACGTTGTTCAATCTTGACCGCGCGGCGGCGCTGGCGCGGCAAACGCGCCGGCTGGTCGTCGTCGAGGGTCAGTTCGATGCGTGGGCGCTCGACCGCGTCGGATTCGCGGCGGTCGCGCCGATGGGCAGCGCGTTGACCGAGGCGCAGATTGAGCGCGCCTGGCGCGTCTCCAACGTCCCCGTCCTGATGTTCGACGGCGATGCCGCGGGCCGCGCTGCGGCGGTGCGGGCGTGCGAGCGCGCGCTTGCCGGCGTCGGGCCAGGTCGGTCGTTGGCGATCGCGATGCTGCCCGAGGGCGAGGATCCCGACGGGCTGGCGCGCAAGGGATGCAAAAAGGCGCTGACGGCGGTGATCGACGCGGCGCGACCGCTCGACGAATTCCTGTTCGATGCGATTATGGGGGAAGCGGCGTGATTCGGCCTATCAAACGAGGATATTCACTGGCCCGGAGGGGGACTGTTGACGCGGCTCGCGATGAAACTGTCATCAACAATGAGAACGGCGTCCCCACTTTCCGGCGTCACGACACTACCACGAATGACGACCGGAACATCGACGGGCACCTGCTGCCACTCGCCTACGCCCCGATAAAGATTATATCTCTCACCGGATACCGCTGTAAAAACAATCTCAGATCCTACGACGTGTGCTGTTCCCATAAGCGTAGTATCTTGCGGCGCTCGCGCGAGCTGGGGATCGAATCCGCGAAGAATGACCAGCCGAACATTCCTAAATTCCGGCCCATATGCGTCGTTATTAAGAATTGCTTTGCCGGTTTGTCCGCGTCCCACGTCAGGTTCACGTTTCAGTATTTTTCGTCGAGAATTCTTATCAGAGCGGTTTCGTCTTGGAAGAAAATCCCCGCGATCGACACTTATCGTTCCAGTGCGTGTTACAATGTCCACTCGAACAACCGAGTAATTCTCCGCCATTATAGAGACCGAATCACTCAACGGGTTGGGGCGGTTCCAAGTCAGTCTATCGGATATATCGACTCCAAATTTTATGATCGCTGCCAGCGCCGCCCCGTTGATCAGAACGTCGGCCCACACGCTGCCAGACCGAATTTCCGCGATCTCTACGACAGTATTTCTTCCGAAATGGCTCCGAAGTCTCGCGAGTCGGTCAACCTCGATCAGAAATCGTGCGACGAGGCGAGCGGGAACGGCCTCATTCGTTTCGAAATAGAAGCCGATAGCGTTGTCGATCGAGATTTCGCGGCGCATAATATTCCCCCTCTTGTAGCATCCAGCACGAACACTGCCGCGATGCAAACACCTCTAGTCAAATTACGACTTGGAATTGATAAAACAGGCGCGCAACATGGTAGGCATGCCATCTCTGAGCCTCATGACCTATCTGTTCTCTGTCGGGGTCTTGATTGGAATCTCGCCTCATCGGATCGACGAGTATCAGTTCCCGCACGGATTGAGGGTCGCGATAATTGCGATCATCGGCCTCGGTTTCACACTAGAGACCTCAAGCTTTTACGGGTGGGCGGTGACTTGCTCCGCAGTTTTGGGAGTGTTTTTCATCGGCAAGGTGATCGGCGAGCCGATGGGCGAATACTACCGCGATTATCGGGAGCGGCGCGACCGCGACAGCTAAATGAGCCGACAGCATGATCGCCCAAAGCACCACTTTGGGCGAAGCCCGATCGCCGGAGGCCATCGCCGGTATCTGGTCCCGCCTCGACGGCCTTGCGCGATCGATCGGCGATGGCGAGACGCGGGCGCAGTATCTTGCCGCCTGGCGCACGCGGTTCGACGCGGCGTTTCCGACCCCGGACCCCAGCATGGACGACGTTCCAATCGTTCCGGATGGAAGGCTGGCGGGCCTGACGGCCGAGGAAAGGGGGCGCGTCGCGTTGATCGGGGCAGCGTGGCTTGCGCGGGTCGCGGGCTTCGTCGACGGCGGTGACAATGACGCGGTGAAGCGCTTTGCCTGGGGTGTCGGGCAGCGCGTCGCGGCGGACATGGTCGGCGAAGAGGCGGCTATCGCCGCGCTCCTCGCGAAGCTCGAGCTCGAGGAGCTGCCGCGCGAGATTGCGCGATCGTTCGCGGCGGGGCAGCGCAAGGGTTTCGATCCGTGGCAGGTTGTCGTATCATTGCGCTGTGCCGCGCATCCGATGACCGACCTGGGCAATGCCGAGCGGTTTCGCGACCGGTATCTGGACGATTTCCGCTTCACGACGGCCAAGGGCTGGCTCGGCTGGGACGGGCGGCGCTGGCGCGTGCTCGACCAGGAGCAGGATTCGACGCCGGCCGAGGTGCAGGCGGCGGTGTTCGACACGATCCGGTCGATCCAGCACGAGGCGCGCTGCATTCGCGAGACGGGCTGGGGCGACGATACCGACCTGATCTACTGGATCGAAAAGGCCAAGGGGCATGGGCGCACCGAAGCGGCCGACCTCGGCATGAACCGGCTGGTCCACAAGGGTCGCAAGGTCGAGCCATTCGACACGATATTGGGCGCATGGGGCCGGTCGAGCGAGAGCGCGGGCAAGCTGGGCTGTATCGCCAACCTCGCCAAGCGCTGGCTGACGGTCGCGATTGAGGAATTCGACACCGATCCTTTCACGGTGAACGCACTCAACGGAACTCTTCGATTTGAGAGGATACGCGACGACGACGGCAAGTTCCGGGCGATCGTGCGGTTGCGCGAGCATCGGCGCGAGGACCTGAATACCAAGCTGGCGCCGGTCGAATACGATCCGCACGCCGAATGTCCCCTTTACGACGCGGTGATCGAGTGGGCGCAGCCCGACGCGGCGATGCGGCGATACCTCCACCAGTGGGGCGGATATTCGGCGTGCGGCCATGTCGGCGAGCAGCAGCTGCAGTTCTGGTACGGGCGCGGGGCGAACGGCAAGTCGACGATCATCGACGCATGGGCGGGCACGGTGGGCGATTATGCCGGCACGATCGGCATCGAGACCTTCCTCGACCAGGGGATCAAGAAACGCGGCGACCAGGCGACGCCCGACTTGGCGAAACTGGGAGGCGTGCGCATGCTGCGCGCGTCGGAGCCCGAGCGCGGGGCGAAGCTGAACGAGGCGCTGGTCAAGGCGGCGACGGGCGGCGAGCCAATGAGCGTGCGCGCGCTGCACAAGGGGTTTTTCGACCTCAACCCGCTGTTCAAGCTGACCATCGGGGGCAATTACCGGCCCGACGTGCCGGGCACCGACGAGGGCATCTGGCGCCGCCTGAAGCTCGTCCCGTGGGACCAGCATCTGCCGGTCGGCGAGCGCGACAAGGACCTGCCCGGGAAGCTGAAGCTGGAGCGGGCAGGGATCCTCAACCGGCTGGTCGAGGGTTTGATCGACTGGATGGACCATGGATTGACCGAGCCCGACGCGGTGAAGGCCGCGACGGCCGCATATCGCGACGATAGCGACCCGTTGGCCCGCTTCCTGCGCATGTGCACCGAGATGGACCCCGACAGCCGCGTGCAGAGCAGCGTGCTCTATGGCGTGTTCGTCGCCTGGGCGAAGGCCGCGGGCGAATATGAGTGGAAGAACAAGGGTTTTTCGCAGGCGATGCAGGCCAAGGGCTTCATCAAGAAGGCGTCGAACGGGATCCAGTGGATGGGATTGAAGCTGGTCCGGCAGGCCGACGACTTCCTCGACCACGAGGGCAATGTGCGGCGCATCGAGGAGGACGAGATCGACGCGATCGATGCGCCTCGCGCGCCGCCCGACGATGCGCCCGCGGCCCCCGACCCCCGCGATGGTGGAGGCTTCGATGATTGAGGGAAGGTTCCATCCGGAAGGGTGGCGGAAGCTTTGCGGGAAGGGACGGGGCGCGGTTTCGTGCGGGTGTGGAATGGTTGGAAGGATTTGCGATATGTTTTCCCTCATATGTGCGCGCGCATGCTCAGGCATGCGCGAGACAATAAACATGATAACCCTTCCAATCCTTCCAAAGGGATATGAAGAGAGTCATTATCCTTTAATTCTTATGGGGTTGGCGGATCGGCGATGGTTCCGGCAAAGGTTCCATCTTCCTTCCGCCACCCTTCCGGTGATAGCATCGGGGCATGGACGCGGATCGAGAGCCCGTTTCGGAGCGCGCGTGGATCGGCTGGCTCGGCTGGGCAGCGATCGCGGTGCTGGTCGGCTGGCCGTTGCTGACGGCGCTGGGCCTGATCGGCTGACGCCAGCTGCGCGGGTGGCAGCATGAGCGTCGTCGCTGGTACCGCGGTCGATGGCGAGTGCGCCTTCCTGACCTATGACGATGTCGAGGCGGCGCTGGTCGAGGCGTGGCAGCTGTGGCGGCGATCGCCGGGTGGCGGGCGCTGGCCCTTCGCCGGTGACGGGCCTTGGCACCTGGCGACTGGTGACGTCCGCGCGGGCGATTACGATGCGCGCGGAGGCGACGGCGCATCGAGCGACGTCGCGGTGCGGCCGATGCCGCTGTCGCGCGGAGAGGTCAGCGAGCGCGACGTGGCGAGCGAGTGGCTGTCGATGATCCCCGACGAGGGCGACCGGCGTATAGTGTGCCTGGCGATCGCCGAGCTGGCGCGCGGGGCGAAGCGGGTGCCGTGGCGCAAGCTGCTCGCGCCGATGGGCCGCGCGCATGGTGCCGACGCGCTGCGCATGCGCTACACGCGGGCGATCGGGCGGCTGGCGATGGCGGTGAACGCGGGGTGACCCCGGACGCGACGCGCGCCCGGGGTCGCGGCACTCAACCGATCGGACACTCGTCGAGGCTGAGCAGGTTGTCGGTCGTGTCCTTGTCGGGATCGGTCCGCAGGAAGCGGGTCGTGCTGCCGCGGTAGTGATAGGCCCGCACTTCGCGGACGTGACCGCCCTCTTCGGTGTAGAAGGTCCAGCCGTCATCGATCAGGTTAAGCATATCCTCCAGCGTGAAGCGGTAGAACATCCCGTTGGCCTCGAAGCCGAAATGAGTAATCGCCTCGTACCGGTTGTCGCGGGGCGTCTTGTTTATGCAGCGTATTCTGGCGCGTTTTGCCATCGTCGTCTTCCTTTGTTGTGCCAGGTTGACCGCCGCGACCGAAAAGCGCATTTTGCACATCGGCACCGATTGAGCGCTCAACCCGAGCATTCTTGCCATGGACCGGTCGGCGTTGCTGCGTCGGCCGGTCCGTTCACGTGAGGTCCCTCGCGGAAACTCACCATCGCAGTCTGCCTGATTTAAAAACGTACGCAAGGGTGAACAGGTAACCGACCATCAGTCGGGTGGTGGAAAGCCAAAACGCGCAGATAAACGCGGGTAGAAGCTGTCAACCCCCCAAAATGCTTCTAGGGTTTCTAGGGGTGGTGTTCACTAATCGGTCCGAATGGGGCTATACGAAGTCACACTGGCGGTGACGTACGAACGCGAAGGGGCAAGGCCGATGGGACGGCTGACCCGGTTGCCTTCTCGGATCGGAACGCTCGCCTCCTCCAAGATCAAGTCACCGACCGGGCGCGCCGAGATCGACGCGGCTCGCGACAAACTGCCCTGGCGGCGATGGTACAAGACTGCGCGATGGCAGGCGCTGCGATGGCGCGCGCTGATCCGCGATGCGTTCACCTGCCAGATGTGCGGGCATGTCGGGCCGAGCCCCGAGATGGTCGCCGATCATCGCCGACCTCACAAGGGCGACGAGCGGCTGTTCTTCGACGAAGAGAACGTCTGGACGCTGTGCAAGACGCCTTGTCACGACAGCGTGAAGCAGCGCGAAGAGCGCGCTGCCCAGCGACGATAGGGGGGGGTGAAAAGTCCACAGGGCCGGAGCGCCTAGACCTCCGTCCCTCCAACGCAGGGAATTTTTTTTGAGTGATTGGGATTTTGACCTGCTTGGTGATCGGATCCCGGAGGGGTTCGGTCGGCGCGGTCGGCCCCCGCATGTGCCGAGTGACGAAAACCGGCAGAAAGTCATACTGTTGGCGGCGTTCGACAAGAACGAGGAACAGATTGCCGCGGCGCTTTCGATCACGCCGCCTACGCTGAGGAAACATTATTTTCGCGAGCTGAAGTTCCGGCTGGAGTCGCGCCAGCGGCTCGAGGGGAAGCTGCTGCTCGCGCTGGTCCAGCAGGTCGAGGCGGGCAACGTGTCGGCGATCGATAAGCTGTGGAAGCGGCTCGACCGGCATGACCTGGCGCTGCCGGCGAAACGGCCGGTGCCGGCGAAGGCGAAGAAGCTCGGCAAGAAAGAGCAGTCGATCATTGATGCCCGCGAGGGCGCAAGCGATAGCGGATGGGGTCCCCTGATCCACTAGAGTGGGACTTCTCGTGCCCCGATTGGGAGCAGCGGTTGCGCGATCAGCGCTCGCTGCTGCCCGATCTGCCGCTCGATGAAGTCGAAGCGTCACGCGCGGTCTCGATCTTCGACCGGCTGCGCCTGCCGGACGTTCCGGGGCAACCGGCGTTCGCCGATGCTGCAGGCGACTGGGCGCGCGACATGGTCCGGGCGATCTTCGGGTCGCTGGTCGATGGCGAGCGGATGGTCCCCGAGCTGTTCGAGCTCGTGCCGAAGAAGAACGCGAAGACGACAAACGGCGCAGCGATCATGGTCGTCGCGCTGCTGATGAATTTGAGACCGAGGGCGGAGTTCGTCCTGGTTGGCCCGACGCAGGAGATCGCCGACCTGGCGTTCCAGCAAGCGTCGGGAATCATCGATGCGGATCCCGACGGGTATCTGCAGAAGCGGTTCCAGGTGCAGGAGCACGTCAAGACGATCGTCGACCGGACGAACAACGCGCGGCTGAAGGTCAAGACGTTCGACCTGAAGGTGGCGACGGGCGCGAAGCCCGCGGGCGTGCTGATCGACGAGCTGCACCTGATGGCGGGCATGCCGCATGCGGCGCGCGTGATCGGGCAATTGCGGGGTGGCATGATCGCCAACCCGGAAGCGTTCCTGATCTTCATCACGACGCAGTCGGACGAGCCGCCTGCCGGGGCGTTCAAGGCCGAGCTCGACTATGCGAGGGCTGTGCGCGACGGCCGCATTCCGCAGGGCCGCGTCCTGCCGATGCTGTACGAGTTTCCCGAGGCGATGCAGATCGCCGAGGAAAAGCCGTGGCGCGACCCGGCATGCTGGCCGATGGTGCTGCCCAACCTGGGGCGTTCGATTACGGTCGACCGGCTGAAGAAGGAATTCAGGGCCGCGCGCGAAAAGGGCGAGGCCGAGGAACGGCGCTGGGCATCGCAGCACCTGAACATCGAGATCGGGCTGGCACTGCACAGCGATCGCTGGATCGGTGCCGACCTGTGGCCACGCGCGGTCGACGTGACGCTGAGCTATGCGGAGCTGATCGCGCGGAGCGAGGTCATCGTCGCGGGCATCGACGGGGGCGGGCTGGACGACCTTATGGGCCTCGGCCTGATCGGCCGGTGCCGGGAAACGAAGAACTGGCTGGGCTGGGGACACGCCTGGGCGCAGCCGGAAGTATTCGACAAGCGCAAGGAAATCGCGGCGCGGCTACAGGACTTCGCCGACGAAGGCGACCTGACGGTGTGCGAGGATCCGACCGAGGACATTCGTGGCCTGGCGGATATCATCGAGGAATTGAACACGCTGGGATTGTTGCCGGCGGAGAACGCGGTCGGGCTGGACCCGCAAGGGGTCGGCGCCCTGATCGACGAGCTGAGCGGTCGCGGCATAGCCGAAGCGCAGATGATCGGCATCGCACAAGGGTTTCGGCTCTCCTCCGCGGTGTGGGGCCTCGAGCGCAAGTTGAAGGACGGGACATTCGTCCATGCGCCCCAGGCGCTGATGAACTGGTGCGTCGGCAACGCGAAAACGGAGCAAAGGGGCAATGCGGTGCTGATCACGAAACAGACGGCCGGAAAGGCCAAGATCGATCCGTTGATCGCGATGTTCAACGCGGTGTCGCTGATGGGCCGGAACCCGGTTGCGGAAGGGGACAATAATGGCGGACTCGACAGGTACCTGGAGCGGTTGAGCGCCTGATATGGGAATTGTCCGGCGCATGCTCGCCTTCACAGGTATATACCCCGACACGGGGTTCGAAGTGGCTTCGGCCTCCGGGCGCATGGGGAGCGACATGTCGCGCGCGAATATTTGCGTCGATGCGGAAACGGCGATGCGCTTCGCGGCATTCTTCGCCTGCGCGCGCATCCTCGCCTCGTCGATCGCGTCGCTATCTTTGCCGCTGTACGAGCGGATCGAAGGCGGGACGCGGCGCACGGCAAGCGAGCATCCGCTCTATGCGGTGTTGCACGATGCGCCGAATGCCGACCAGACTACGGTCGACTATTTCGAACAGATGGTCCTCGGCCTGTTGCTGGCTGGCGATCACTTTGCGCTCAAGCATCGAGGGACCTCGGGGCAACTGGTCGCGCTGGAACCGATCAAGGGCCGCGTCACCGTTGGCCGTGGCGATCGCGGGCAGCGACTGTATCGCTGGCACGAGGGGAGTTCCGAGGTCGAAAAAACCGAAGACGACGTGTTCCATGTCATGGGTTTCGGCGGGGGACCGCTGCGCGGATTGTCGGTGCTCGGAGCGGCACGCGAGACGTTGGGCCTGGGCATCGCTGCAGACCGATCTGCCGCGGGCATGTTCCGCAACGGGATGCGTCCGAGCGGAACGATCAATTACGACAAGTTCCTCGACGAGGAACAGTACGAGAGTGTCAAGCAGCGCATCGCCGATCATTTCACCGGCGCGGACAACCATGGCCGGCCGTTCATTCTCGAAGGCGGATTCAAATGGGGGGCCGTCCAGATGAACGCGGACGACGCCCAGCTTCTGGAAAGCCGGAAATTCTCGATCGAGGAAATCTGCCGGTTCTTCGGCGTGCCTCCGTTCATGATCGGGCACAGCGAGAAGTCGACCAGCTGGGGGACGGGGATCGAGCAGCAGCTGCTCGGGTTTCAGAAGTTCACGCTCGGGCCCTGGCTGAAACGCATCGAGAAGGCGATCGGGCGGCAATTGCTCAAGCCGGAGGAACGCAAGCGGTTCTTCGCGGAGTTCAACCTGGAGTCGCTGCTGCGCGCCGACACGGCCGCGCGATCGACTTTCTACAAGGAAATGACGGGCATCGGCGCGATGACGGTCAACGAGGTGCGCGCCAAGGAAAACCTGCCCCCCATCGAAGGCGGCGAAGTCGCGCGGATCCAGATGCAAAATGTACCACTGACCGATGCCGGCAAGGGAGTGACGACCAATGTTTGACACCAAGCGCAGGCTGAAAGTGCGGGACTTCGATCTCGACCTGAAGGCGGACGGCGTGGCCGAGGACGGCACCTTCACCGGATACGGTTCGGTTTTCGGTGTCGTCGACAGCTATAACGAGGTCGTGGCGCCAGGCGCGTTTGCGGACAGCTTGAAGGAGCTTCAGGCGAAGGGGCGCAAGATCCCGGTCCTGTGGCAGCACATGGAGCGCGAGCCGATCGGCGCCTATGATGAAGTCGTCGAGGACGGGCACGGATTGAAGGTCGCGGGACGGCTGCTGATCGACGGCGTCGCCCGCGCCAAGGAAGCGCAGCAGCTGATGCAGGCCGGCATCGTGAGCGGCCTGTCGATCGGATACTGGGTCCGCGAATCGAGCTTCGACGAAAAGACGAAAATCCGCACGCTCGAGCGGCTCGACCTGGTCGAGATATCGCTCGTGACCTTTCCCGCATGCGACGACGCGCGGATCGAAGCGGTCAAGATGAAGCTGGCGCATGGCCAGCTGCCCGAACTTCCCGAATTCGAAAAGTACCTGCGCGAGGCAGGCTTTTCCAAATCCCAGGCCGCAGCGGTTGCCAATCGCGGCCTGGGTCACCTGCTCCGGAGCGAGTCCGAGGGCGCGGCAGCCAGTGGTGCGGCGAAAGCCTTCACCAGTGCGGTAGCTGATTTCCAGCTGCCTTCCCTCTGAAATTGGAGCGTAAAATGAAACACCTCAGTTACATGATCATCGCGATCATCGCGGTCGCCGCGATGATCTTCACGCCCGACGTTGCGATGGCAGCGACCGGCGCAGCAGCAGTCGGAGGCCTCGGATTCAAGTCGCTTGCGATGGCGGGCCTCGCCCTTCCCGCGGCTCGTGAATTCGGCCGCAAGAACGATGGCGGCGACGCGTCACCGACCACCGAAGCGGATCTCAAGACCGCGGCTGACACGCTGAAAAAGGCGACCGACGACGTCAAGGAATTCGCCACCCGCGCTGAGGCACGGCTGAAGGCCGGCGAGGATTTGTCGAAGGAAGCCAAGGCCGCTGCCGACAAGTTGCTGACCGAAGTCGAAGCGATCCGCGCGACGCATGATGCGCTCGAGCAGAAGCTTTCGCGCAGCCCCGGCACGCCCGAGCGGCAGAAGTCGTACGGCGAGCAGATCGTCGGTTCGGACGAGTACAAGGCGATGAAATCGGGCGGCAGCGGCGGTCGCATGAAGCTGTTGATGAAGGCGATCACGTCGGCCAGCACCGATGTCGAGCCGATGCGCGATCGCGAGACGGTGCAGATGCCGCGCCGCGGCCTTTTCGTTCGCGACCTGCTCGATGTCGTTCCGACCAGCTCGTCGTCGATCGATTACATGCGCCAGTCGGTGCGCGACAACCAGTCGGCGCCGGTCGCCGAGAGCGCCGCCAAGCCGTATTCGAACTACGCCTGGGAAAAGGTGTCGGTTGCGGTGCGGACGATCGCTCACCTCGCCAAGCTGACACGCCAGGCGGTGGACGACGACGTCCAGCTGCAGGGCGAAGTCGACAGCGAAATGCGGTTCGGCCTGAGGCTGACCGAAGAAGCGCAGCTGTTGTTCGGCGACAATACGGGCGAAAACCTGAACGGCCTGGTGCCGCAGGCGACCGCCTATGCCGATCCGACCGGCGGAGCGATTACCGCGGAAACGCAGATCGATACGCTTCGGTTGGCAGCACTGCAGGCGGAGCTGTCGCTCTATCCGTCGGACGGCTTCGTGCTCAACCCGATCGACTGGGCGATCATCGAGCTGACCAAGACGACCGAGGGCGCGTACATCTTCGCGAACCCGACGGGTCTTGCCGGTCCGACGCTGTGGGGCAAGCCGGTGGTTGCGACTCCGGCGATGACCGAGGACAAGTTCCTCTCTGGCGGTTTCAAGCGTCAGCGGCTGTACGATCGCATGGACATCGAGGTGCTGATCGCCAGCGAAAATGCAGACGACTTCGAGAAGAACATGTACACGATGCGCGCCGAAGAGCGCCTTGCGCTGGCCGCGCGCACGCCGGCTGCGCTGATCTACGGCGACTTCGGCCGCATTGTCTAAACGACATAGCTAACTCGATCGGGCGGGGCTTCGGCCCCGCCTTTTCTCGAACTCGCGCGGTCGCGCCGGTTCGAGAAGGGAGATTGATCATGGCGAAATTCAAGGTGCTGCGCGAACACCGCGGCGACAAGCAGTATTCCGAGGGCGACACCCGCACGGCCGAGCCGAGCGTGGTCGCGCACCTGGTCGATGCTGGTATTCTCGCGCCGGTCGACAGCGGAAAGAAGAAGCCTGCTGCCGCCAAGAAGGCGAAAACGCCGGGCAACAAGAAGGCCCCGACGCCCGACAACAAGGCGGTCTAAGGCGGCAGCGCCGGTCACGACATGACGTTCACTCTCCAGAGCGAGCCGTTCGACGGTGAGGCCGTCCTGCCGCTGGACGATGCGAAGGCGCATCTGCGTGTCCTCAACGGTGACGAGGACGCGTTGATCGCGGCGTTGCGCGATGCGGCGATCGACTGGGTCGAGCGGTACTGCGCGATCTCGCTGTCGGCGCGGGCGTTCACCTATTCGGGTGACGGGTTCCCGGCGCGGTTCCGGTTGCCGTATGCTCCCGCGACCGACGTGACGGCGATCACGACGTTCGACACCAGCGGGGCGGCTGTCGCGATGGATCCGGCCGACTGGCAGTTCAGGGCCGGGCACCTTTACCCGGCGATCGGGAGCAGCTGGCCGTCGGTCCTGAACGGCGCCGGTTCGGTGACGGTGACGTTCACGGCGGGATACGCCAGCGCGGCCGACATTCCGCCCGCGATACTGTCGGCAGTGAAGCTGTTGACGGGGCATTTGTTCAAGCAGCGCGAGGCGACGATTTCGGGGCAGGTGGTGACCGAGGTGCCGTTCGGCGTCACGGCCCTGTTGGCGGCGTTTCGCACGCCGGTGATCGGCTGACGCCATGGATGCGGGAGAGCGGGACCGACTGATCGTGTTCCAGGCGGTGACAAGCGCAGAGAACGACTTCGGCGAGCCCGTGGGGACTGGATTTGCCGAGGTCGGGCGCGAATGGGCCAAGATCACCTATGGCACGGGTTCGGAAAGGCGCGAGGCGGGTATCGAGGGCAATGACCTGCCAGCGACATTCCGCACGCTGCAGAACGCGATGACGAGATCCATCACGACGAAACACGTCATCTATTTCGACGGCGCGGTCTGGGACATCACCAGCGCGGTACCGTGGAAGCGCGAAGACATGGATTTTACCGCACAGAGGAGAGCTTTATGAAGGTCCGGACATTGAAGCCGCACGGCAATGTTTTCGGCGCCCGCTACGCGAAGGCGGTGGGCGACGAATATGAGCATCCGCAGCCCGAAGCCGACATCGCGTTCGGCTATGTCGAGGACGCGACGTCGCCGGTCGATCTTGCCAAGATGGATGTCGCCGAGCTCCAGGAATTCGCGGCCAAGCGCACGATCCTCCTCCCTTCCGAGGGAGAAGGCACGGGCAAGGATGGCCGGGTCATCAAGGCCGACATGATTGCGACGATCGAAGCGACCCTTGGGGTTCAGCAGGCAGGCTGATGCTCGATTTCTCGCTGAGCGGGATCGAGGAGGCGATCGCCAATATCAGGACCGTCGGCGCGGCGGTGAACGACGACAGCGTCGGTGAAAGCGCGCTGGCGGCGTTAGAGCCCGTCGCAGAGGATGCCCGGAGCCTGGCGCCCGTCGAAAGCGGTGACTTGCGCGACAGCATCGTGGTCAGCCTGACGCTGCCGGATGGTGGCGAGGCGTATTTCGACGGCAGGGCGGCGTTCGTCGGTCCGCTGACATCGAGCCAGTTCTATGCCTGGTTCGTGGAGATGGGGACAGTCAAGATGCGTGCCGAGCCGTTCCTGCTGCCGGCGATCGATGCCAACGAGGCGCTGGTGTTCGAAGTGCTCGGCGCAGGCGTCGGCCAGACGATCATGACCGCGGTCTGACATGGAAGAGGACCTGATTGCACGACTGCGCGCAGCCCCGGCGATAGCCGCGGTGGCGGGGGAATATGACGGGCGCCCGACGGTCGACTGGATCGAGCGGCGATCGGATGCCAACGCTTCGTTTCCGGCATGCGTCCTGTCGATCGTCTCACCGGGGCGCGACTACGACCAGGCGGGCCCGAGCGGCCTGCAGCAGCGGCGCGTGCGGTTCGAGTGCTTTGGATTAAGCTACGGTTCGGCGAAGCGGATGTCGCGCGCGATCATCGGGGTCATCGAGATGGCGCAGGTTGTCGGCGCGACGCGCTTCCACCGCGGCAAGCTGCAGTTCGAACGCGACATGCCGCCCGAGGACATCGGCGGCAACATCAAGGTATTTCGCACCGTTCTCGATTTCTTCGTGCCCACTACCCCAACACAATAAAGGAGAATTATCATGGCTGAAGGCGATGGCGTCCTGGCGGACGGAACCGAGCTGTGGCTCACGAGCGGCGCACCGACGCCCCTGCTGACCAAGCTCAAGGGGCTGATGAGCGTCAACCGGCCCAATCTGTCGATCGCGAAGGAGGAATCGACCGATCACGACAGTGGCAAGGTCAAGACCTATATTCCCGGCCACGGCGATGTCGGCGAGCTCAAGGCAACGATCAAGTATGAGCCCGGCAGCGCGACCGACACGCTGATCCTCGAGCATCTGGCCAGCCGCGAGAAGCGTCCGTTCAAGATTGTGACGGTCGAGGAAGACGGGACGACGCAGGACAACACCGCATCGATGTTCCTGACGTCCTACGAGCCCGACGATGCTCCGCTCGGCGGTATCCGCAAGGCGACGCTGACCGGCCAGCCCGGTCCGCTTAGCCAGGCGGCGAGCGTATAATGGGCAACGCGTTGGAAGGCAGCGCGCGGTTTACTTACGAGGGCCAGGATTATCTCCTGGTCCTCAATAACCGCGTCTGGATCGAGGCGGAGAACATCCTCGGCTATTCGATCCTCGATGTCGTCGAGGAGCTTCGCGTGGCGCTGGAAAATGGGCGCAATCCCAAGCTGGCGCACATGGCGGCGGTGGTGTGCGGTGGCCTGCGCCAGAACCATCCTGATATCAGCGAAGACGACGTTCTGGGCATGTTCTTCAGCGGCGATGCGGGCTTTCGCAACGCGGTGCTCGAGGCGATGCAGGGCGCGCAAATGCCGACGAGCGGCGCGGCAACGGCGAGCGCGGTGGGAAACGCGCAGAAGCGGAAAGCGCCGGGTGGGACTGGGAAGAAATCTTCGAACGCTGGTGCCAGGGCGGGTTCGCGCCAGACGCGTTCTGGATAGCGACGCCGCGATCGACGATCCTAGCGCTGCGCGGGGTCAATGCGCGGATCGAAGGGGAAATACGGTTCCACCTGACGGGCGCATGGTTCGCCGGGCTGTTGTCGCAGATCGACCCCAATCACTATCCGACACTCGATAGCCTGACGGGAGACAAGCAGGCTGTCGAGCAGCCTGCCGACGATCCGGCGGAGGCATCGCGCAATGCGCGGATGTGGGGCTTGGCGCTCAACCAGGTCAACGCAAACCAGAAATAGGACAGGAATTCGCAATGGCCGGCAGCATCGCCACGCTCAACGCCGCGCTACGTTGGGACCTGACCGATTTCGACCGCGGGACGGCGCATGTCGAGGGTGCATTCGGCAAGTTGCGCGCGTTCGCGGGCGGGGTAGCGGATGCCTGGGTATCGGCAGGCCAGCGAATGACGCTGGGGATCAGCGCACCGCTGGCGGCGCTGGGGGGCTTCAGCATCAAGGCTGCTTCGGATGCGCAGGAATTGCAGTCGGCGTACGATTACACGTTCGGCCGAATGGCGGATTCGATGAATGCCTGGGCCGTGACCACCGGTGACACGCTGGGTCGGTCAACGACGGAGATGAAGCAGTTCGCGCTCGCGTTCGGGCCCTTGCTGCAGCAGGCCGCACCGACAGAGGAAGCCGCGGCGAGCATGTCGCAAAGCTTCGCGCAGCTTGCGCAGGATGCATCGTCGTTCTTCAATGTCAGCCCGGATGAGGCGATGGAGCGAATTCGCGCTGGCCTGACGGGCGAGGCGGAGCCGTTGCGGCGGTTTGGCGTGTTCCTATCGGAAGCAGAGGTGAAGGCGAAGGGGCTCGAGCTGGGGCTGATCAAGGTTGGGCAGGAGCTCAACGAGCAAGGCAAGATCATGTCGCGCGCCGCGTTGATCGCCGACGGGCTGTCGGTGGCGCAAGGCGATGTCGAGCGGACGTCGGACAGTTTCGCCAACCGCGTACGTGCCCTCCGTTCGAACGTCCAAGAGCTCACCGAAGAAATCGGGCAGAAGCTATTGCCGATCGCAGAGCGTTTCGTCGGCTGGGCACAGGGCGCGGTCCAGTGGCTGTCGCAGCTGCCCCAGCCGGTCAAGGATCTGGCATTCAATTTTGCAGTCATGGCGGTGGCGGTAGGGCCTGCGATGCTGGTGCTTTCGACGCTGGCGAAACTCGTCCTACCGCTGTTGCTGGTAAGGATGGGGGGCGTGTTCCTGGCTATAAGCGCGGTGCTCAACCCACTCGGCACGGCGTTCGTCCTGCTCAGCAAATTCGCGTTGAGCTGGGAGGTCATCGGAGCAGTGTTGGGGCGGATTGCGCCGCTGTTCCTCCGTTTTCTAGGTCCTGTCGGGCTGGCAATCACGTTGATTTCCCTATTCGGCGACAAGATCGTCAAGGCGTTTGGTGATGCCTGGGCGCAGGCGCAGAAGGCGCTCGGACCTCCCCTGCAGGCGTTGATGGGCAAGGTGGGCCGACTGTTCGAATCGGTCGGACGCGCCTTCGACCTGCTCGCGGCGAGCAAGATCGGGCAGTTGTTTGGCGAGCTGATCGGGCTGATCGGCGACGTGATCTACTGGTTGATCCGCCTCGGCGGGCTGGAGGTCATCACGGCGATCCAGGGGATCATCGATCTGCTGGGGATATTGACCGACTATGTCGCGGACAGCGTCGATGTCATTTCGTTGCTGATCGAAGGTAAGTGGGAGACCGCCTGGGAAAAGGCGAAGAACGCTGTCGCGCGGGCCGTCATTTCGATTTCGAACAAGATCAAGGGACTGTTGCCCACCTTGTCATATGCACTCGGCCTGATCGGGGCGCTCCTCGGATATGAAGGCGAGGCGGGTAAACCCATCATCGAAAAACCGCAAACGCAAGCCGAATTCCTCGCTGAGATAAAGGCTCGCACCGGTGGAAAAGGTGGGCGGGCGTTCTCGGGGGACGGAAAGGACTATGCCCTGCCCGGAACACCCAAAAAATCGCGGACGGCGCGAGGGCGCGCGCATACGGGGCCAACGCAAGCAGAACTGGCGGCGCAGCGCGAGGAAATCCGCCTGTCGCAAGCGCTCGCGGTCGCGCGCGAGCGTGGCGAGTTCGAAGCCGAGCGGGCGATCCAGCGGCAGGTGGACCTCAATGGCCGGATCGACCAGTACAAGCGCGCGGGGCTTGCCCTCGACCAGGCACGGCTGGCGGCGCAGAAGGACATGGCCGAGATCGACCAGGCGCGCGCAGTGGCCAATGCCAAAGCGATCGCGCAGGAAGAGCGCGCCCTGGACATCCAGCTGGCCGAGATGCGGGGTGATTATGCTCACCAGCGCGCGCTCGAGGACGAAGAGTTCATCGAGAAAAAGATCCTGTTCTACCAGCAACAGGGCAAGGACCTGGTCGACGCCCAATTGCTCGCGCAGAGCGCGCTGGCACACCTGGAAGAAGCCCGTGCCGAGATTGTCGCGCGTCGGCTTGCCGATCAGGAGCGTGAACGCCAGATCGAACTGGCCCGGCTGCGTGGCGACGATCCGAACCGCATTGCAGCAATGGAGGCCGACCTTCGCCGGAGGGACCGCGTCGCGGAGCTGATGCGCGACGGCAAGTTGTCGGAGTCCGATGCCGTCGCCCAGGCGACGCGAGAGGGCCTCGATCGGGAACGGGCCTACATCCAGGGAACATTCCGCGACACCATAAAGGCCGGTTTCCGTGCGGCGTTCGACGGCAATCTGGGCGATTTTTTCAAGACATGGCTGAAGGAAAGCATGTTCAATGCACTCAATAACGTGTTGAACCGGTTGGCAGATGGCCTGGCATCGATGCTGTCGCGAGCGTCCAGCGGCAGTTCGGGCGGTGGCGGAATCCTCGGTACGCTCTTCGGAGTTGCGACCTCGATTTTCGGTGCCGTATCCAGCAGTGGAGCGGGGATGAACACGGGAGGCAGCAACCCCTCGTCGCTATTGGCCGGAATGAACAACTCGCGGCCGGGCTTTGCCAGCGGCGGGTCGTTCCGGATCAAGGGATTTCCGGGGATCGACCGCAATACGCTGAGCCTGAACGGCAACCCGGTCGCGTCGGTCAGTTCGGGCGAGATCATGGACGTGCGGCGCGGCCAGCCAGCGAACGATGGCGGTGGCGGCGTGGTCGAGATCCGCCTGATGGACGAGATGCTGGATGCGCGGATCGAAAGCGGATCGGTGCGGGTCGTGAGGGCAGCCTCGCCGGGGATCGCCGAGCAGGGCGCGATGCGGGCAATCGACATGCAGGTGCGAACGCACGGGCGGGCGGGCTGATGGCGTTGCTGCTGACCATGCCAGTCGCGGGAACAACGGCGCAGGAATTCGAACCCGAACGGTTCGACGCGATGTCGGGAGAGCGCAGCGGCCGGGTCGGGGGCGTCACGCTGGGTCGGCCATTGTGGAAGGCCAAATGGGGTTTCAACGCGAACCTGGAGCCGGCAGCGGCAGAGAATCTTCGCGCGTTCTTCGCACGGTTGCGGGGCGGGCAGCGCGCGTTCCTGACCCATGACCGGTCGCGCGCATTCCCGGCCGCCTATCCTGGCGGTTTCGGCGGAATGGTGAAGGCGGGCGGGGGCGCGTTCACGGGGGCATGTTCGGGTTGGTCGCAGGCGATCGACGCCAATGGCGATGCCGCGATCACGCTATCGGGGTTGCCAGCAAATTTTGCCCTGTCACTGAACGATTATATCGGCCTGAAATGGGATGCGGCGGGATCGTCCGCAGGGTCGTATGATCGCCGGGCGCTGGCGCGGGTGGTGGTGGCCACGGTGGGCAGCGGCGCGGGGGTGGCATCGGCGATCGTCGAGCCCCCGATCGATACGTTGGTCGTGCCGGCCGGAGCGGTCGCTTATCTCGACACACCGGCGTGCAGGATGAAGCTGCTGAGCGGCGAGAGCAGCCTTGGCGCGCTGGGAACGATGATGAAGATCGAAGGCGGGACGATCAGCGCGATCGAGGACCTGAGGCCGTGAAGCTTTACAGCCCAGCGGCGATCGCCGCGCTCGAGGACGGGACGGCGATCGTCAGCGGCGCGGTGGACATCGCGTGCAGCCCGGTAATCCGCGTGTGGGGCGGGCACGGGGTGCTGACGCTGAACGGCAATGCATACCAGCCCCTGGGCGACCGCGCGCTGGCGCTGGTTGGCGGGGCGTCGCTGGGCGGGTCGGCGCAGAATTTGACGCTGACACTGAGCGGGATAGAACCAGACGTGCTCGAGCTGCTCGATGCGGACGAGGTGCGCGGGGCAGGCGTGGCATTCTGGACCCTGATCTTCGACGGGTCGGGGACGCAGCTGCTCGATGCGAAGGTGCACCAGCGCGGGCGGCTGGACCGTTTGCCGGTCAACGAGACGTCGGGCGGCGAGGCGACGATCAGTGCGTTGGTGGAGAGCCCGGGCAGGGGGCTGGGGCGCCGCACGGGCCGGATGCGCACCGATGCCGACCAGCGTTTGATCAAGGCGACCGACGGGGGCATGCGGCTGGTGAGCTATGCTGGCGAAAAGCAGCTCTATTGGGGCGGGAAGAGGCCGGTCACCGCATCGGGGGTGGTCAATGGCGGGGCCGTAACGGGAACAGGGTCGCTCGCTCGAGACGTGGGCAAGATCGTCAACCGCTTATGATGCGCGACCTCGCGGCGCTGGGCGCCTATCTCGAACAGTCGAAGCCGTTCGACTGGGACGGCAATTGCTGTGTCCTTTTCGCGCTGGGCGCAGTCCGCGCGCAGTTCGGTCGTGCGCCGGATATCGGTCATCGATGGTCGACGGCGCGAGGCGCAGCGCGCGTCCTGAAGCGCGTTGGCGGCGTTGAAGCGGCGACAGACGCGATATTCGAACGGATCGCACCGGGACAGGCAATGCGCGGGGATATCGCCGGCTGCCCCGATCCGGATCTCGGCATTGCATTGCTGGTGATCGAGGGGATGACGCTGGCGGGGCCATGCGAGGGCGGAACACGCCGCGTGCCGCGATCGATGATGACGATGGCGTGGCGCGCAGCGCCCGAGGCGCGCCATGAGTAAGGTCCTAACGCTCGTCGCTTCGGCGGCGATGATCGTGGTCGGCGTAATAACCGGCAACCCGGCGCTGATCGTCAACGGCGTGATGATGGCCGCATCGGCACTGATCAAGCCGTCGGGGAACGCCCAAAAGACACAGGAACGCCAGGCGCAGGAAACCAGCCTGTCGCTGGGCGAGCATCCGCGCACGGTCCTGTTCGGCGAGGCGGCGACCGGCGGCGGATTGCTCGATGCATTCAACTATGGCGGTCAATACGGGACCGACTGGGAGGTCGTGCTCTATGCGCTGGCCGATCACGAATGCGAGTCGCTCGAGGGCATCTACGTCAACGACAAGTATGTGGCGTTTGCGGGTGACGGGACCGTTGCCGGCTATAACGGGCAGCTGTCGGTGTGGTGGTTGCCGGGCACGGAAACGCAGACGTGGCCCTCCATCGTCACGGCGAACGGGCCGGGGTGGACCAACACCAGCAATTGCGCCGGGGTTTCCTGTGCGGTCGTCGCGTACAAGGCGGATGAGGCAGAGGTCGAGAACCCGACCTGGTCGGGGCAGCGTCCGCGCATCCTGTTCCGGATGAAGGGCAAGAAGCTCTACAACCCCGCCAAGGACAGCACGCAGCCTGGCGGCGCGGGCGCGCATCGCTGGACGGTCCCGTCGACGTGGGAATGGGACGATAACGCGGCGGTCTGCCGGTACAATTACCAGCGCGGGATCTATGCGCTCGATCGCGTCGACCAGCCCGACCAGCTGTTGATCGGGCGCGGCCTCAACGAAATCGAGGCGCCATCCGAGCGGACGATGGTTTGGGCCGCGCTGTGCGATGAGCCGGTCACGCTGAAGAACGGTGGGACCGAGAAGCGCTACACGGTCAACGGCACGATCGGGGCAGAGGAAAGCTTCCTCGATGCCGAGGAGAAGTTCGCAGCGGCGATGGGCGGCGTGATCGCGCAGCCCGAAGGTTCGATCGAAGTCGTGCCGGGTCATGCGCAGGCGGTGGTTGCAGAGATAACCGATCGCGACCTGCTCAACCTGGAAGAGGTCGAGGTCGAGCATTTCCGGGGCGAGGCAGACCCCGAATGGAAGAACATGGTGGTTCCGCGCTATGTCGAGGCAGACCAGAAATGGGCGGTGCACACCGCGCCGATCCGGCGGGTTTACGCGGACGTCATCGAAGACGGCGGGCCAAGAGAGTATCCGCTGCCGCTCGATCTCGTGACTTCGAACACACAGGCGCAGCGTTGCGGCGAAATCGCGAGACGACTGGGACGGCTGCTGAAAACGGGCAAGATACCACTCCCTGCCCGCTTCGTCGGGTTGGAAGAGGGTGACTGGATCGGCTGGACCTCGGCACGGCATTTCGGCGGCGCTCGCGTCGTGTTCCGGATCGATTCCTATGCGCGTACCGACAAGTGGCAGATGAAGCTGGCGCTGCGCCAGATCTCGTCCAGCATTTACGACTGGAATCCAGCGGTCGACGAGATCAACCCCGGGTCGGTAGCGAACGACAATGCCGTTCCTCCGGTCCTTGCCGCGCCATCGCCGGGTTCGTGGGCACTCAATGCCGGGGAGGTGTCCGCAAACGGCGTCACCCAGCCCGCGCTGGTCATAGTTGGCGAAGCGGACAATTTCTACGCGAGCGCGATCAAGTTCGAATACCGCAAGGTGGGCGTCGTCGAATGGAACGATGCAGGTCTATCTCCGCGCAGCACGACGCGGCGGACAATTCCAGGCGTGACAAGCGGCGAGGATTACCAGGTTGCGGTCAGTTATGTCGTAGCCGGCGAGCCGGGGCCGCGGCTTATCCTCGGGCCATTGACCACCGGAGCGTTGGCACCCGCCTTTGACGATATCGGGGGTGATATCTCGCTCACCGACGGTCGCGTGACCGGCAAGCTTCCCCCAGCCAAGGCGGACGATGGGCTGATCAACACCAACATCGGCGTATCCACCACGACCGGCGCGATTTCCGGCATCGGAACCGGCAACGGCAAGATACTCGATAATTTCAGGATCGGCCTGCAACCCAATGGCGTCGGCGTCGTGCGGCTTACGCGCGCGGGCCTGACCGATGTGGATGCTACGGTTTCGGTCAAGTTCGGCGCGACGGGGCAGGTCTATCGCGACGACGGGGCAACGCGGGCGACCGATGCGCTGGTTGTCACATCGGTTGGGCAGGCTGCGACCGTGTTCGGGCAATCGCCCTGGGTCACAGACACGACGATCACGCCTGGAACCGTTACCGCGCGCACCCAATATCTCAACGGGTCGGGCAACCTGGACACTCTATCGCGGATCACCGATCGAAAGCTAACCCTCCTGTTTCGCGCCGACGGCTCCACTGCCGTTACCGAGGCGGCGGTTGTCACGTCTCAAGGCCAGGCCGCGACGATATACGCTCAAGGCACGTTCGCGACGAAATCATCGGCCGCATGGGGCGTCGAGATTACCGGCCGCCCACTCTCCCGAATGTTCGACAACTTGCTCGATATGGCAAATTGGAGAATTGGTGCGACTCATGCGGCCAGCGGCGATCAATTTTATCACCCCTCATGGGCATCCTTTAACTCGTTTGTCAGCGCGATCGGGCCGGATGGCGCGACCGAAACCATATTGCGTAGTGTCCAGGTTAGCGGCGGCTCCTACTCGGCGGGCGGAACGACCGGAGCCTTTGTCGATGGCGAGGACGGGTTCGACCCAAAGAAACCGCTCCTATCGGCTTTCTTTTATCGGAACCCCGCCGCCAATAACGCTGGTCAAGAGACGTATGGATATTTCGGACCCGCATTAGATACTGTCGGAACGGGCGTTAAAACCTTGGCCGGCGTGACTGACGGCAACCCGTATTTCTTCGACTCTATCCGCTTCCCCAATGGAGCATCGTCGTTCGGCTCGGGCGTTGTTGCCGATAAGTGGTATTTATGGATCGGGCTTGTTCATGGCTCTGCTTATGCGGGCAGCTATTCGGGCGTCACTGGCATCTATGACCCCGCGACCGGAGCAAAACTTCTCTCCGGCACAGAGTTTAAGCATGACGCCGCCGCCACAAAAGCAGGGATGCGCTTTTTTCCTTGGAATCCGACTGACGGTCATCGCGCAGAATATACGCGTCCAGTCGTTTGGCAGGGAGACGATCCGGCTGGCTATCTCCGGCGCCTGATCGCCACGGTCGGCGCGCGGCTCGGCGCGGGCGGCAATCTGTTGCTCGAGGACGGCGTGACGCGCGGCACGAACGCGGGCCTCGTTACCGCGCAGGGTCAGGCCGCGACGATCTACGGCCAGGCCGCTACCGCGACCAGTTCGGATTTTTCCGCGGTCACTGGCACGACCAAGCCAGAAACCTACGCCGACGTAAACAAGACGATTACGGATGGTCCGGCAGCGATCGAAGTCCAGTATGCCTCGGACGGCTCGACGACCGAATTGCCGGTTTCGCAGATATACAAGCTGACCCCATCGAACGGGTCGGCATACACCAGCGGCGTCACGTGGGCAGTTGCGGTCATCACCGGGACTATCACGGCGAGCATGAGCGGCACGGGCAGCGGGGCGCTGTCGATACCGACATTCGGGAGCAATGAGGCCGTCCTGCTTATCACGGCGGCCTATGGCGGGCGCAGCTACCCTTTCACAGTCAAGGTAGCCAAGAAAACTGCCAGCGCAGGTTCGCCTGGCGGTGGCGGAACTGGCGGCACGCTCGCAAGCGCAACGACGTTTATCACGTTTTCTACCACGACGGCAGCGGCTGTCACCGGCGATCTGACTGTCACGACGGGCGGCACATCGGTTGCTCTGACCGCCGCAAACCTGACGCTCAAGGGGGCCAAGTCATCACCATCCGGCACCTGGGATTGCGCGTTCAAGTGGCAGTGGTGGAACGGCACCGCATGGGCCGATGTCGCTACCGAGGTCAATTCCAGCCCTGACCCGACCGTCGATTACGACGCCGGATCGGGGTTGTACACCAACTGGAACACCGGATCGGTGACGTGCAACGCGACCAAGACCGGGCTGACCGCCGGGACATCGCAGAAGTTCCGGCTGATGGCCCGTATTACCGGCGGGGCGAGCAAATCGATCAACATCACCGGCGAAGCGAGCGCGCAGGGATGACCCACACGATCCAATGCCCCGAAACCGGGGAGATTCAGGTCGTCGGGAATCTCGACGGTTACGAGGGCTGGACGGTCATTTGCAGCGGCAAGACCATGCCGAGCGAAGATCATGTTCTCGATCCGGTGAAAAAGAAGTGGACCAAATGCCCGAAGCGCCGCGCGGCTCGAGAGCGCCGCGTCGCCGCCCGCGATCATGACGCGATGCTGGCACGCATCGAAGAACTCGAAGCCAAAGTCGAAAACCTGATGGCGGCAACCGATGCCACGCCACGCCCATAAATCGAAGAAGCGAAAGGATTACACGATGGACTATCCAGCCAACCACGAAGAGGCCAACATGGTCATTCAGTCGTTCATCGCGGACGGCGGACTGGCCGAACAGCCCGTCGAACTGCGCGACATGATCCTGACCGCGAGCGGCAAGATCGGCCTCACCGACAAGCTCCCCGCGATCGCCGAGATCGTGTTCGCGCGCAAAAGCGATGCGACACAGGCGGCGAAGATACTGGCCGCGCAACTGGCCCGCTATGTCCAGTGGCAGGGCTGGTCAACCAACGAAGGTGGCAGCGCGCGGTTCGAGGCAATCTACGGCGCGATGATGCGCGTCGGCGGGTTCGCAGCGCCGAGCGGGACGGAATGGCCCGTTGCTGGCGACGACCCGGCGCCATCGCAGCTTTACGCACCCGATCCGGTCCCAGCGCCAGAGCCCGCGCCAGCACCGTAACGCCCGACGAAAGGAATTTCCGATGCTCTCCACTCCCCCATGCCCGAGCATGGGCCGGAGCCGGTCGTGTTGACCTCCGCGCCCACGCTCACCCTGCTCGCCCAGTTCATCATCGGCGTGCGCGTCACCTACCTCCTGCTCGCCGCGATCGCCCTATTCATGTGCATCCCCTCGATTGTCCGCGTTGCGACCCAAAGGTTCGTCATCGGCGACTGGCCGCTCGTCCTGGTCGGCGGTTTTGCCGCGGGCGGGCTGGTGTTCCAGTTGCGGACATTCATCACCGGCACGGGAGACTTTTCGAGCATCTGGACATTCGTGTCGCTGTGCATCCTCATTTCCACGGTGGGCGTGTTCCTGATGGTCCGCAAGCGACTGCAGTATTTCGCGCAAAAAGCGCGCCGATGGCTGCCTTACGAGGACCATATCGACGCTCTGGTCGATTTCTGCATCCTCGACACGGTGGAGGGCACAGGCGAGGCACAATTTTTTAGCGACATGATGCGCGAGCGCGCGATCAGCATACTCGCCAAGCGTCGGGCGCAGGGCAAATGACGCGCCTGTGGGATGGGATTTTGCCGCCCTGGGCGCAAGTCGTCAGCGTGATCGGCGCTGTTTTGGTGTTCGTCGCGGCGATGTACCGCACGTTGCGTGACACCGACACCAAGCGCCACGAAGTCGACGTCGACGCCGAAACCAAGCGGATCGAGATCGCGACCAAGTTCTATGTCGATACCTTCGATCGCCAGCGGACCGCGTTGACGCTCGCGCACTCAGACATCGAGCGGATGCGGCAGGAATTGGCAGAGGCGCAAGTCCTGATCGACGCACACAGTCGCAGCTGCCGCGAGTGCAAGCGCCAGCTGGCGAAGACGTCGAATGACCTGACGCGGACGAGTTCTGCGCTCGACGGGCTCGATCGCGATTTGACCGATGTGCGGACCAAATTCCTCGCACTGATCGAGGCCGCGCGCGTCGGCGGCGATGCGTGGGCAGCGGCGCTCGAGGGCGCGAAGCAATATTCGAAAGGCTGGACGATATGAGCGAAGATTGGAAAGTCATTCAGCGGTGGGCGGGCGTAACCGATGATGGTGTGCCAGGACCCGCGACGGCGGCGGCGATCATCGCCAAGGCTGGCATTGAGGTGGGGCAGTCCGAGGCTACCGCCATCTGCGCGCCTGCCGATTTCATCCTGGCAGCGACAGACCATCTGCGCCGTGAAGAGGGGGTCCGCCATGAGGCATATAAGGACCATCTCGGCTATTGGACCATCGGCGTCGGAAGGCTGATCGATGAGCGCAAGGGTGGGCGGATAACGCCAGCCGAGCAAGAAAAGCTGCTCGCCAACAATCCTGGCCGCAGGGGGCAAGCGGTGCGCCAGTGGGTGCTGACCGATAGCGAGGTCAACATGCTGCTCGCCAACGACATCGCGGACAAGATCAAGGATCTGGAAACGAACAGCGGACTTAAGCGAGCATGGGCGAAGGTGCAGGGCAATACGCCTCGAATGGTAGCGCTCACATCGATGTGCTTCCAGCTTGGCGCGGCTGGCCTTGCCGGTTTCAAGAATACGCTGGGCATGGTCGCAGACGGCAGGTTCGCAGACGCGGCGAATAACATGCTGGCGTCGAAATGGGCGAAGCAGACGCCGGCCCGAGCAAACCGAATTGCGGAAATGATGAGGACCGACTGATGGATTTTTGGCAGTTCCTCGACAAGCAGATCAGCCGCCTCTCGCCAAGCGGGACCGCTGGTGCGGGCATCTTCATCCTCACCGGGATTGTCCTCTGGATGCTCTACCGGGACCGGACGCTGGCCGAGGCGGACCTGTTCAAGACGCTTGCCCAAGCCATCGTCGTTCAGGGGCTCGTCGGCCTCGCTATGGCCGCATGGTTCACGAAGAAAAGCGACGAGGGAACGCAGGACGTGAACGTGGTGAACAGGCCCGACCAGCCCGTTCCTACCGACGACACCAAGGGAGACGTGTGA